CCGCTTTGTCTTTTTTTACACGCTTCCACAATCCCATACCTGTAATTTTTCTACCTGTATACTCTGTTAACCATCGTGCTACTTCTTCGTAAGAAGAATGTTTTAAATATGAGTAGGCTTCATCTAACGCTTGTAATTGTTCCTCTACTGGTAATAAAAGATAGGGGTCATAATCACTAACTTTATATCCCCAAGGAACTTTAGGTCCACTCATTCTGTCGTATCTATTGGTTGGATTCAATTTCTTGGCTATCGTCATTTTTCTTTTCTGGTAATATAAATAATCCAATAGGTTTATCAGAAGATACATTTAGTTTTTCTACTTTTGATAATCCTACTCTATCTAATACTTGTTGTGATGCACTAAGTATTTCTCTATTGCCTATAGCAGTTGGGTCGTCAAGAACTCCTACCATTGACATAACAGCTTTTGGTGCATTCGCCGCCATTTCTAATTCTGCACGTTCAATAATTTCAGAACGTAAAGATTGTATAATAATATGTGAGTTTGTACTAGATGCATACCCAGCTATTCGCATTGCTTTTGCATAGTTACCTTTAGCTTCACCAAACAATGCATTTAAAAATTTTTCTTGTAACTCGGTTAATTCTTTAGGCATTACGTGTTTTCTTTCCTGCAGTTTTAGTTCTGGCAAAAGAACGATTCTTGTTTTTACTTTTTACAGATAACCTAGAATTATTCATAGGGTTACCTGTTGTATGATGTACATCTTTGCCATCACCTTTTTTTACAAGTCCTCGTTTTGCCATAATGGACCTAGCTTTATTTCTGCTAGCCCTTCTTTTTATTTGATTTGGTCTACCTTGGTAGTTATCATATTCTTTACGATAATTTCTTTTAAATGCCATATTATCCAATACCTGTATAGTATTCTTGTAGTGATACAACTACATGTAATCTATTTGCCGTAGCTGCTTGAAACTTTAATATTTCACTAGCTTTTAATACTAACTCATTTGTTAAAAGTTCAGAAGTGCCATTAGCTGATATAGATTTTGTTTTAAAAAGACTAAAAGTTGCAGGACTAGATTCTGCATCTGTAATAGAAACAGTAATTGTATCTGCATTTCCAGAATCTTCAGATACTAATATAGAATGTACAATAGCATAACTTTTAGCAGGCACAGTATAAACTGTTGTCAGCGATGTTCCTGTTAAATCTGCTTTTGCATTCGTGTATCTAAATTCTGGCATTATTTATTGTTTTTCTTTCGGGACATAACTGCTCCCCTTTTTAGTTTTGCAGCCATATACGCATTAGGCATAGTATTAGCTTGTTGGCTTGTTTCAGTATTAGTAGGTAACGCTGTAATATGAGATTTACCAGTTAAGTTACCACTACTAGGATTACCTATACCTGCCAATCCACCTATACTCATTCGTCTATGCATTTTCTTCATTATGTGCTTCCTTTAATTTTGAATGATATACATCAACATGTGCTTCACACTTAGGACATGAAAGATTAGTTACTATACTATAATTTTCATTTTCTTCTTCTATATCATGGTCTCCGCCCCAAATTAATTCTGTATTACATACCCAACAATTCATAAATCAGTTCCTTTTTCTGGTAATACTTTACTTGGAATAATCTGGCACATTGGTTTTGCTTGAAACACACTAGGACTTTCCATAGCTATCTTTGCTTTTCTAATAGACTCTTCAAAGCATTGTTTTTGTGTTGTAACTAATTCATTACCTGTTATAACAGTACAAGTTTGTGCATAAGGAGCAGAACACATCAGTATTATAGGTAGCCACAATCCCATTATGAAAGCTCAAAATGTGGGCCATCAATAAATGGTCTTCTGCCTTGACTACGTCTTAGGTCTACATAATTATTCATAGCTTCTTCCATTGTGCCTTCCCACTGTCTAATATCTTCTACACTCCAAGCAGCTCCCCATTTTATACTGACACCTTCTTGAATTGCTGCTTCTTTTATTGCATCAGCTATGTCATCATAAAACGAAATTTCCCATGACGCCCGTCCATTAAGATAGGCCATTAAATCGACGGCATCTCCAGTAAGGTGTTTTGATTTCATAGTTTGGCTCGCCCCACTATCGTATAAGGCTTTTTGCTCTGTCTGTGTTCTCATGCCACATATTACACCAAAATCTACTTTACTAATTTTAATAGCTTTACAGACTACCGAGTGTAATTCGTTTTTTACGCCATCTAGCCTTCCTAGACTTCTTTGTGATAACATAAAACTCATGTCGCTCTTTCCTTTCTTTTGCCCATTTATTATGGTATTTAAATTTTGTTAAGGGGTATCTACGTTCCCCTATAAATCTTACTTCATATCTTATATGTGCAAGTTTATTTCCTATTCTTCATTCCAAAAAACTTACTGACAGACCGTATCCCAAACGATGCGGCCACTATCGCACCCAACGAAATTTGATACCAATCAGGCATATTCTGCAAAGCGATAAACCCATCAGTCACGACCTGTCGTCCCCAATCACCGC